TAGCCCCCGTAAGGGGCCGCGACCAGTGACCGTAAGCCACTAAGAAGGAATTGCGTCATGCCTCCTGACGACGAGGAGCTTGAGACTAATGTCGACACCGGAGACGAGGAGCTCGAGACAGGGACCGGCGGTGACGGAACCGGCGGGGAGGACGAGCCAAGGGGGGACGAAGATACCGAAATTTCCGCCGAACAGCCTAGCGACGGAGGCGACGCAGGGGAACCACCACCGGCCCCAGCCAGGCAGCCTGCACGTGAGCAAAGAGGCAGTGACCGGATCCAGCGGCTCGTAGCGGAGCAGACAACACTCCGCAACGAGCTCGAGCAGCTTAAGAGAGAACGCCAGCAGTGGCAGAACAACCAGCAGCAACAGACCGAGCAGCAGGAGCGCGAGCGCGTCGCGCTCATGAACCCGGAAGAGCGTGCCGAGTACCGCATTACTCAATACGAGCGGCGGACGGAGCAGCGGCTGCGGCAGAGCGAGCTCAACAATCAAGCAGCTATGGACAAAGCGTCCTACGACGCCACCGCAGCGAGCAATCCGACCTACAAGCGCTACTCGGCCGAGGTCGAGCGCATGTTCGCCGAGCAGATGGCGAAGGGCGCACCGGTCGACCGAACCACCATCCTCAAGCATATCCTTGGCGCAAAGGCACTCGAGGGCGCGGCGCAGGCACCGCGGCAGCGGCGTGCTGCTAACACGCGCGTTGAAAGGGAGAGAGTAATACCGTCGACGGGCAAGGGAGATCAGCAGCGACCGAGCACGCGGCGGATGAGCACGGCCGAGGAACGGCTGAAGGACGTTTTGATCTAGCGGGCTTGACCGGCCCGCTCATAGGAGAGGGCCATGGCAGGTACCAACGTAGCTTCTCAATTCAGCGGCGACATTGTCAATTATATCGCCGAGAAGACGCTTCCCCTCGCACGCAAACAATTGATCGCTTATCAGTTCGGTGATCCTCTTACTTTGCCTAAAGGCCGCGGTACCACCTACATGGCGACGCGCTATTTGCGTGTCCCGCTGCCCCCCGCTCCTCTCTCTGAAGGCGTTCCGCCCATCGGCGAAACGATGAGTATTCAGCAAGTGAGCGTCGTCGCCCAGCAATGGGGTGACAAAGTCACCATTACCGACGTCGCGGAAATGACGATCTACCATCCTCTGTTCACGAAGGCGACCGAACTTGTAGGCCTGCAGGTCGCTGAAACGCTCGAGCGCAACACTTACAACCTCGGTCTCAATGCCGGTACGCAGATCAACTACGTCAACCAAAGGGGAGCTCGAGCTTCGCTTGTTGTAGGTGATGTTCTTTCCCCGTTCGAGGTGCAGCGCGCTTACTCACAGCTGTTCAATCTCGGTGCGCCGCGGTTCAGCGGCGACGAGATGACCGATACCAAGCTCGATGCTGACGCCGGCGGCGCTCGAGCCTCCAACAATCCGCGGCAGATGCCGCATTTCACCGCGCTCATTCATCCATTTGTTGCTGCTGATCTCAGACAAAATGCTGCTGTACAAACAGCGTTCAGCTTTTCTGATATAAATCGCTTGTACAACTATGAAGCGGGCGAGTTCAATGGCATCCGTTTCTGTGAAAGCAACATGGTGCCGTTCTGGACGTCGCAACCGTCGACCGGCATCACTTACACGCCAGCGATCACTGGTGGAGCGCTGACTGCCGCGGGTGGTCCGTATTTTATCCAGATCACCGGTACTGACAGCCAGAACCAATACGAAAGCCAGGTCTTCCCGATTTCGGCGTCGCAAGCGATTGCTTCGGGTGTTGCTGGATCGATTAACGTGACGCTGCCGACTGCGCTCGGCACCGCGTACACGTACAACGTCTACATCAGCACATCGTCGACGATGGTTGGTGCGCATCTCGGTACGACAGCGCCGGTTGGAACAAACGGATCAACAACGACTGGACCTACCTCGGGCCCGCAGTCTGGCCTCGCGGTCGGCTTGCCGAGCGGTGGCGTGGTTGCGATCAGCAGTTTGACTGGCACTGCGCAGCAGCCGCCGGCCTCGCCTGCGTTGACTGGTGGCACGACCCCGCTCACGGTTTATCCGACCTATATCATCGGTCGCGGTGCTTACGGCCAGGTGATGTTGGATGACGTAAAATTTACTTATCTGAAAGAGGCGGATAAGAGCGATCCACTCAATCAGTTGCGCGTCGTTGGCTGGAAATGTTTCTACGGCACGCTGATCCAGAATAACCAGTTCTTCATGCGCATCGAGAGCACCTCACAGTTTAACCCGACCTTCGGCTAATAGGAGGTTTCGTTGGCTACAGTTACTGGTGGAACGACCGGCACAGGTGTGCTGACGGGAGTGTTGGTGCAGCCGGCGCTCGCAAGCCTCCCCAACCCATCCTACGCCATGGGTGCTGGGGGGATCATCCCCGTGCCTGCGGATTTCGCGGCTATCGACAACGCAATCCTTGACGATATCAATCCGGCGCATCCGATTTACGGCGCGAACAACGGGCTAACCCCGCAGGGTCTGCTCTTCGTGCCTAACCGCGGCGTTCTTCGCTGCCGGCCAGGCGACTACATCTTTTATGATCCGGCGACCGGTTGGCCAATCTTAGTCTCAGGCCGAGCCGCTGCCGGCGCACAATGGACGCACACATGACAGCAAAAACCGTCGAGCCGCCGGCTTCCACGACCTCTCCTGCGGTTTCCCCTCCCGATCTCCTCACCAAGGATGAGATCGAAGCGCTTCAACTCGAGGTGCAAAAGGAAATCGATAAGGAAGCGAAGGCGAAAGCCAAGGAAGATCTTAAAAAGAAGATGCTGCTCGAGGCCCGCGTTGCGCGCGGCCTCGAGGAACCCATCGTCCCGGTGCTGATCGATCTGCCGATCTACGCCATGGACATCAAGCTGGACAACCGAACCTTCCTGCTCAATCACACTTACGACGTGAGAGCCTCTGTCGCTGCTGTCTTGTATGAGATCATGCAGAAAACCTGGCAGCACCAGGCCGTGATCGAGGGTCGCTCGAAAGGTTTCTTCCAGAAGCAGCGATTGACGCAGCTAAATGGGTCGACGGGCGCTGTTACACGGGCGCCGTTCTTGGCAGGTTAGCATGGAAATTGAAGGACAGGCGAAGGCGCTCGAGGGGGAACCCTCCATCGGGATTAGTTTTCGATGCGCCCTGCACGGGCAGCGCGAGATGGTGCTGCAATCTTTTATCAACCGGGATTGTCCAGGCGAGCAGCTAGACGCGCTGCTCGACAAGATGCGTGATGCTTGCGAGCGGCAGTATGCCTGGGGCCAGGTCGAGGATCTCGAGCTCAAGATCAAGCAGGAGCACATTAACGCCATGCAGCATCAGGTGCGCATGGAGCGGGCCGACGATGAGATCAAGCAGCAGTGGGACCAGGGCAACAGGCGTGGCGATCCGCGGCTGACTGCGGCGCAGCTGCAGAAGCAGAAGGAGGCCTACGATGTTGCCGAGGCAATCAAGAAACGCCTCGAGTTTCTGCACGAAGATCTCAGCAAGTGGAAGGGGCGATATGCCAACGGACGAATGGGAAGCTTACGAGACGGAGCAGGATGAGCCAGACGATCCGGACAATTGGATTGAGTATAGCGATGAGGACTAGATGCTCACTGGCAATCAGATCGTCACTCTGGCCTGTCAGATCGCGAACGTGCCTGGCTATGTCTCGCAGGCGCAGCAGTTCCTAAACGCGGTTTTACAGGAGCTCGCGCAAGACTATGATTTTCATGTTATTCGCAAAACCTTTGCTGGAAATTTTAATACTGGCATTTCGGGTTATAGTTATGCTCCAGGGTCTGGTCCTAACCCTCTCCCTCCTGATTTTCTCCGCCTTCATCGGGGTGGCCATTTCTATCAAATATTTCAAGTTCCTTATGTTCTCATTGGTGTCAGTCAGGAAGAGTTCGACACGTTCGTCCAGCAGCCAGGCCTGGCCTCGTACCCGTATCTAGCCTACGTCGATGTCGCTACTGTGCCGATGAGCCTGTTTGTCTGGCCGCCGGCGTCAGGCAATTATCCGTTCTGGATCCGCTACAATCCGCAAATGCCGGATATGACGGATTTTACGCAAGTCCCCTGGTTTCCCAATTCGGCCTACCTCTACACCCGCGTCGCCGGCGAGCTCATGAAGCTCGAGGACGACGAGCGTTGGCAGGCATTCGTTGGCGATACCGACCCTGACAAGGACAGCCAAGGCAGCGCATGCTCGTTGCTGCGTTCGTATCTGCGGATGAAAGACAACCCCGAGATGGCGCCTAAGCAAGTGACGCTCGACCGGCGCCTGTTCAAAGCGAACATCGCCACTGTGCGAAACACGAAGACAATCGGATGGTAGAAT